CTGGCTGGCTTGGGTGGTGCGAGACGTGCTGGAAACGCATCAATGCGTGCCAGCGGGCGAATCGGCGTGCGACAAAATCATTAACGCCGAAGGATTACTCAAAGACGTAGAAAAGGTGCTTCATGAAGGAACCAAAGTTCGGAAGGTGGACTCACGTAAACGACAGGCTCCCCGGGCGCGACGAAAAGGTGCTCGCCGCTGACCCCATCACGCACGACCAGTTCATGGTGACGGGTGGCGAGCTGGCGACCCAACAAGCGTTGCTACTGTGGATGCCGCTGCCGCCGGCGTCATCTATTGCCGGTTACTTTGATAACAATACGGCGTCCTGACTATGTCCGACCCGCGCGACCAGTTCTTCAACGAACTGTTCAATCAAGACAGTGACGGCGCTGAGGCCATTCGGTTTCAGCGCCAACTCGCTTTTGAGGAGCGCATTATCAAGCGCGTCTTCAAAGAGTGCGGTATTAAGATATCTGGCTGGGGCAAGATGGCGAACGAGTGCCGTGACATGACCGGCCACGACAAGCTGAACTTTAGCTGGTTTAACTCTGAGTTTCACCGCTTTCCCGGCGTATTGTGCGGCCGGCGCATTCCGCGGCTCCACGAATTGACGATGGCTGATCTGTTCAAACTGCCGAAAGACGGTAAAAACAGGTTGTGCGCCGCGGTGGCCAAGAACCTGCACAAAATGGAAGTAAACACAGAGCGCCGGTTCATCATGTGTTTTCCTGTGGTGCGGACGATGCTGTGCGCCCACAACCATATAACAGACGACACCGGCATTCCTCGTGTTCAGTGGATCTGCAGTTTTCCGCCAACTGTCAAGAATATCTTTATAGTTGAGCACACCACCACGCTCTTTAACGCGATCGGCTCAGACTGGTATTACGACTAGTGTGGCATGGAGGCCCGAATGTCGTCGGCAACTACAACTGTGCGCAGCGTATTTGCGCCCGTGCCGGCGTTTTCGTTTTCGGCTAGCCAGGTCGAGGACAGCCGAAAATTTCTGGAGATGCGCTCCGCCAGCACGGAGTCAGTCCCAGTTGTTGAGGAGTCCCAGTTAATTATGGGGCCCGACGGCAGCATCGTAGAAAACGGCTACCGCTTTAACGCCATTGGTTTTCGGGCGCTATCGTCGGTCTTGTCTGTCGGGCTGTCGCAGTTGTTTAACGAGCTGTCAGGCGAAAACGTCAGACAGGTTCGTACGACCACCCGCGCAAACGACATTGCCGCGGCAGTCAGTATTTACAACACGACACTTCGTGTTAGGTTTGATGCGTTGCGCGAGCGCACGCTGCTGGTGAACCACCGCGAGCGGTCTGTTGAAGGTTTTCTGGGTCTTGACCACCGCATGCTGGATAACAGCTTGTTTATGGAAACTGTCAGCAACGAACTGTACGATAAACAACCGCAGGCCGAGTTTTTTCGGGCGGAACTTTTGGGGCGAGAGCTGCGGCTGTATTTCATCGACCCTAAATCACGACGTACAGATATCTATACAGACCCGCGCCACACTTTTGCGGCTGGCTGGTACTTCTCAAATCGCGAAGACACCGGTAACGCGATCCGGGCGTCTACCTGCTTGTACACGAAATTTGGCGCAGCACTGTCTCCAGCAGGTAAAGGTGGCCGGCTGAATCACACTGGCGCTGACCTTGTCGGTCGTACGGCGATACTGGCGTCTAACGTCGCCGAGCGCAGTATTGATATGAATGCCGTGGCAAATCGCGTCTCAGCGCTCATGGGTTTGTCGCTGGAGTTTTCGCCAGACAAGACAACTATGGACGCCGCGACTGATAAGTGGACTTCGTACCTGATGAAGTTCAAAATCACGCGAGAAGATGCCAAACAAATTATTCGAAACACAGCAATGGTGGGCGCGGACGTAGAGCCGCGCGACGCTATTGACGTTTACACAAAAGAAGTACTTAGGCAGCGGACAGCCTATGACTTGTTTTGTTCTATGTTGCGGTGCTCGCGTGGGCATTACCACACCCTACGCGACCTACTGCAAACAACCGCGCTTGAATTGCTGCTTCCTGCCCCGAAAGGCAGAAAGCGAAAATAATTAACCTCACTTATAGGGAGAGATTCAATGGGTAGGAAGTCTAAGGCGGCGGCGATGATTCAGGCTGACATGGTCGAGTCTCGTAATTCGCCGCTCTTAGTAGCAACGGAGAATTTGACGCCTGAGTTGCAGGACGTCGTTTCCGAAATCGACGGTCTGTTCAGTGACGCGCAGGAAGCTAGCCTGCGCGCGTACTGGCGGATCGGGAAGCTTATTTCGGAGGTAAAGGGAGATCCAGAACGCTATCTGACGCCGGAGCAGCGGACGCAACACATCGACGGAGCTTCATTGCTCATGGCGATCTTTGCGCCCGTGTATACCGTTGAGCAGATGCGCGGTGCCGTAAACTTCTTCGAGAAGTATCCGAGCGAAGCTGAAGTTATTCGGCTGCTCAGCTTGCGATGCCCCGATCGCCCGCGCTGGCGGTTGACGACATCGCACGTTCAGCTTCTCACGCAGATTCCTGACGATACACAGCGAGCCGCTATCGAGGAAAAGTGCGCCGAAGAGGCGTTCACTGCCCGCACGCTAGCGACGGAGCTGCAGGAAATGCGCGGCAAGCAGAAGACAAGCGGCCGCACGCATCAGTCGCCGAAGGGGCTCAAGCAGCAGCTGCACGATTTGCTGCAGCATCAGCGGCGCTGGATTTCTCGTTCTGATTCGCTCTGGTTGAGCGAGAAGCGTGACAACATTTACGACGACATCGTAAATGCTGCACCGTCAAAGTTCGATGCAACTGTTCAAGGTTACTTTACTGAGATCATCGAAAACTTTGAAAAGATGTCTGACATCGTGGCGGATCACCGCGCGATGTGCGCTAAGGTTCGGGAAGAACTAGACAAGCGCGAAGAGGTTGATGACGATACGGAAGAGCAAGAAGCCTCGCCGCGTCGCCGGTCCGATATGACGCGTTAGGAGGTTTTATGTTTTCTGTACGTAACGTTCCCGTTGTGATTGAGCCCGGCGTCGGTGCGCTGGAGGCCGAGTTCTACATCAAGGATAATGAACGCGGTCACCGCACATTTCCGCTGCAGCTACAGCGTCTCGAACTTACCGAGCAGGTCGTGGAAAAGTTGCCGTTTATTCCGGCAACGCAATTTCCGCACGCTTTCTCGTTAGTTGGGGATATTGATAAATCGGCTGTTATTGTGGTCTATGACTTTCTAGGGCGGATTGCCTGTGTCTACACGCGCGGCGACGATAAGTCGGCGTGGGACAGGTGCGACGTTGCAGACGAGCACGCCGGTAAGACGGTAACTCAGTTTTCGGTGCGGTTCAATTTTGCGTCTGTGAAAGAACGCACGACGTTTCTTGAGCTGGTCGATAAGATGGTCAAAGACGCTAAGAAGAATATCGAACCTGATTCGCAGAATGTGATGCGGGTTTTGAAGCTTCTCGGCCGGTCACGCGTGCCGCCGGTCGTCATGCCGGTTGCGGTAGCGAAAGCGGCGCTAGCGCCGGCAAGGCTGTAGGTCTTTAGTTGAACGGAGTCGTGTATGGCGGATGGAGCCGCTTCTGTTTGTATCTGCGTGCTTTTTTACGGCGCTGAAGACAAACACTTTCAACTTGCGCAACGCGTGCTTAACGGCCCGATGCGCGAGCTGGCCACACAAAACGTCTCTTTTCGTTTTGGGTGTAACGCCGTGGGGCCAGACACGACTCAGTTTCTTTTACAGCAGATTGCTGATCACTTTCATTCAGCGACTATTTTTCACAGCGCTGAAAACCTGATGAAGTATCCTATGATGCGGCGCATGTTCTACGAGCCACCAATCACGGCGCCGATTACGATGTGGTTTGACCACGATTCGTATCTTGAACCGACCGAAGATATACACAACTGGTTTGCGCGTGTAACAACTAACGTAAATGGCTGTAACCTTGTCGGGTCAGTTGAGCGCGCCAAGCTCCCAGACGAGCAGTTGTGGTGGATGCAGCAACAGCCGTGGTTCAATCCCACATACGAAAAGACATATCTGCCGTATGTGATCGGCGGCTGGTGGGCAATTAAAACAGAGTTGCTGTATCAGTTTGATTTTCCGCCCGCCGGGTTTCAGCAAAAGTATGGCGAGCGTGTTCTTGGCGCGGCGTTTAAACACCAAGATATTCGTTTCTGTCATTTTCGCGAGGGTGTGAAAATTAACGTTAACGACTCCGGCGTTGAAACCGCGGAGCCAAGGACGATGACGACATGAAAGTTTCTGTCGCCCGTTTAGATATGAAAAAGACCCGGGAGCGCTGGCCGGAAGGCGTTCCGTTTGAGCCTGCCCTGATAAAACCGATCGACGAGGTCGGCGGCTCTAAATGGCATATTCTGGACGCCGCCCATAACCCCGGCGAGCCGCCGGTGTGGGCGTTTTCCGAGCACGACGAGTATTTACGAATTCCGCTTTTTTCGTACGATCTTAATCCAGCAGCAGATCTTGCGATGGCGTTTCTGCTGCAGATCGGGTTATCTTGCGCAGCTTACCTGCCGCGACCAGTTCACCACTTTTATGTGGCCACTGGAAATCCGGTTGAGTTGCTGTATGATCCCGATACCGGAGCGCATAGCGGACTACGTTATTGGTTTGGGTTTGCAGTTAAAACACTTTAAGGACGAAACAATGGCAAAAACGACGATTGTCGACGCAGTGAGTGAGAAAACGGGCGCCGCCTGCAGCACTGGCGGAACAACTAACGTAACCGTGCCGATTAAAATGGACGCGTCAGCGCTGGCAAAAGCTTTACAGTCCGCAGCTTCGCAGCCGCAAACAGTCAAGGTGAACCCTTCGACGTTGATCAAGGAGTCGGCGGCGCGGATGGAGGAGATGTACACGCGGTTTAACGCGCTGCGGCAAATTGGCGCGGAGTTGCACGGAAAGACCTTAAGCGACCCGATTCCCGAGACGATCAAGATCGAAGACATTGCGATTACGTTTCGGACGGTGAAAGACGGCAAAGAGTCTGAGCCGGTCGTTGCGCACATTAAGAGCGTGGTGTGCGTTGGTGATATCGCCAACCTGCTGTCGAGCGAGCTAGGGACGATTATTCTGTCGCTTGAGCAGGAGGCTTTGTCGGTTAAAGAGACCGCGACAACGGCCGAGGAGACTTGCACCAAAGCGCGGCAACAGTGGGAAGCCAACAACCCGGATCGCAAAGTCGTAGTCCGCGGCGGTGAAAGCGGTTTAAGTACCGTGCCGGCAAACCCGGAACAGCTCACAACGCCGGCGGACATAACGTTGCGGGGCGCTGATGAAACGCCCGCCCTTTAGTTATGTGCGTTTACGCCAGTACCGCGACAAACTCGCTGAACGCGCTCTTCGGCCCTACATCGACGCGAATGTAGCCGGAGAGACGTTGCGGGATATATGCCGCGACGTGCTTGCGGAGTTGCCGGATGCAGTCTCGCAGCCGGCTGTGTTTGATTCTGTCCGGGCGCTAGCAGGCACGCGGCTGTCAAAGCGCGCTGCGTACGAATTAGCGTGGCGTCTTGCCGGCAACATCGAGACGCTAAAAGCCGGGCTTCCGGTATTGCCGTGGACGCGGCAGCTTGAAGATGAGCTTGTACCGGTGTGTGTTGAGGGCGTACGCCCGTATAAACGTAAGACAGTTTCGGGGTACTTACTCGAATGTCGCGCGGTCGGGGGATCGCCGGCGGCTATGTTATTTACTCAGTTTTTCTCGCAGAACAGCTGCCGAGCAATCTCGCAGACGCTTGGCTTTTCTGCGCCGTGGGGTGCGTATCCGTATACAACAGCGACGCACTTTTTAAACCTGCTGTTTTTCGCGCACGTAGAAGCAGAGCGTAGTCGAGAACAACCGGCGTTCTCTAAGGTGAGCGTGAGCAGCAGCATGCAGCGCGATAACCGCGGGCTCATCGAGGTGCGCACCCGTGCCCGACCATGCCCTGACGGCTACGAGCATTCGTGTTTGCACTGCTGGCTTGGCGCGGATCAGTGCATGTTTGCCACGCATCAACGCACGTATGTCACTCGGCATTGCGACGCGTGCAATACTGATGCGTTTTTTGACCCTAAAGATTCCGGCGTGCTGTGCGTACGGTGCCGACAAACGGCAGCGCGGCAGGTGGAGTCTGCATCATAGAAAGGATGTTATGAGCAGCATTGGTTATCGCCAAAAGGGCGACAGCGGCCCGTTATACAACCCAGAGCGCGATTACGCGTACATCACGCCTACCCTGATGGTACGCGCCATTGAAAATCTCGATCCAGCGGCGCGCACAGACGAAGCTGCGAATTGGTATATCGAGCACAACATTTCGCAGGACGAGATCGTCAAAATTGCTGAGTCACTTGCAGCGGCGCAACGTGACTTTGTAAACGGCGCCGATCCGGTGCGCACGTTTGAGCAAGCGCTAAACCGACGCGACTTTTTTGCGTTTAGATATCCTGTTCGGCTGGCGCTCTTTGCGGCGATCGGCGAGGTATTTTGCGCGGCGTGGTTCAAAGGTGTGCGCGAGGTATCTGTAATTGGCGAGGAGTCGCCAGCGGCTGCGGGCATGGCGCGCTTTTCGGCAACTGTTATTGAGTTTGCAACGCGTAACGGCACACCAACGTATAACGTCAACTTTATGGCCGAGCACCTGAAAATGATGAACGACGTCTTGCAGACTCGGCTCAACGTGGTGTATAAGGAGTTGCAAGACGCGCAGGAGAAGCTTAGAGCGTGCTCCGATGCTCTTGCTGTAAAGCCGCAAACACCGCCGTCATTGTGGCAGCGGTTTATTGCGTGGCGTACAGCACGTACAGGCCCAAAATAGTCAGGAGCGTTGCGTGCCCAAGTACAGGATGTACAAAGACCCCAAGCAATTTGGGGCAAAGCTGGATAAAAAGCCGGCTGACGCGATTCGGTTTCTTGGGCTCGACTTAGGTAGTAACTGCGGCGTCGCGGTTTACGACTTCATTCCCGGCAAGAAAATGCTGCAGGAAAAGCTGCAGCTGTTTCAGTGGGATCTGTCGGTACAGGGTCTCGAATCGGGGGCGTCGCGGTTCGTGCGGCTGCGGGCGTTTCTCAATACCGTGGCGCCTGACGTCGTCGGCTACGAAGACGTCAAATACACCCCGCCGCGCGAGTTCTTTGTAAATAAGAAGTTTGGTATCCCAGCGGTACTGTCTCGTGTGGCAACTGCCTCCGAAGTTCTGGGCGGCATGAAGGTCACGGTTGCCACGTGGGCCGAAGAAGCTGATTTGATATCGACTGGTTTTGCTATTAGTACAATCAAGAAATTTGCGACTGGCAATGGTAAATCTAGTAAAGAAGACATGATCGCCGCCGCCAACAAATCTCTAGGCGCCGCGTTCGATTCGGCTAAGTACAAATCGACCGGTATTGATAATGTCGTGGACGCTGCGTTTGTTTTGCTGCTGCTGATACAGACAACAAACGCCGGCCTCACGCACGCAAAAAAACAGTGATGCGGCATGAACCGGCCGAACACATTTGTACAAATTGACGAGATCACTGGCGCCGATTCTATTGCGCCGCTTTCGTGCGCGGACGCCCTGAGTCAACGCGACAACCCGCTCGTGTTGTTTACTGCCGCGCTGCTGTTTACGCGCGGAGGATTCGATCGCGATCCGGTTGTTGAATTTGACGCACGCTTTCCAGCCGACGCCGACGACTTACGGCCATTTTTTGTCGACCTTGCAAGAGATCACGAGCGCTTCTTTTCTGGGTTTGGCGTTATGCCTGCTCCCGGCAGGCAAAAGCCGATCAACTGGGATAAACGACTGTACTGTATCGACCAGCGACGCAAAGACGAGTGCTTTGAGTTTCTAGGCGGTATTGCGTACTCCAACCCCGGGACGCAGTTATTCGCCAACTCGTTTTTGCAGCCGGTGACGGTACCTGACCCAACATCGCGTACTGGGCAAGTTTTAGAAGTGCACGTTGTCGGCGTTATGTCCAACAAGTTTGTGGTGTATGCTGAGCCGCAAATAAACGCGCCGGCAGTCGCGCGACAGGTAAGCACCGATCAGCCGCACCTGATTCCGCACAGCATTTATCAGGCTGGCATAATGAGCGGCTTCAACGGCAAAGACCCGCTAGACATGAGGGAGTAACATGGACGACACACCAACGCCGGAAACTGACAAGAAGCCAGAACACTATTACGCTGTGATCCTCACCATGGAAGGTGACTTTAAAGTGGAGGAGTTTGACGCGTTGGAGAAACTGACAGCGCGGCTTAAAGAATTAGTGAATCGCGATGTCAGCGTGTTCAGTTTTGCCGGCGTACGCTTAAACATATCTAAACCGCCCCTCCGTCACTTGCTTACGCCGTGGGGCAATATACCGCTTTTTGATATTGCGGAAGACAACCTAGAACCAGACGAGACCGGTTATCTAGGCGTTGACCCCGTGCATCTAGAAGCGCCGCCTGAGATCAAAACGCCAACCGCGCCCAAATCATCTGTCAATTCGGGCGACTTCTTTTCTGACGAAGACGACGGCTCGCTAAACGTCTTCGATGGCGTGCTGCCTGACCCAGATAGCTGAACTAAATTTTTCAGCATAATCTGGCATATTTATTGTACTGCGCTTTATCGTTGAGCGCGGGCAGCATTAATAACCGCAGCTGTATTGCTGTAAGGGGGATCTCGTGTTTGCGTGATGTAGTGCGATTCAAAGGACGACCTGTTCGCAGACAGGAAGTTCTCGATGTAACCCGGACGCTCGTTCAGTTTTATGACAAGACTTCTAGTGGAGACTATGAAGAAATTGTCGTAACGCCGAAAGAGTGGTCCTTATATTCGTCGAAACACTTTGAATCCAAATCCGTCAAGGATGGTAACTTGCATAAAGGAGTAGGTTGTGGATATCGCGAAGACACAGGCAACGATTATCGCGGCTTTCGATCGGGTAGCGGCGCGCTGCGAAGAACTCGTAGCGGTAAGCTGGCTGGCCGGCGAAGGCAAAAAGTTCGACTCGCCTCTTAGGCGGTTCGGCGATAACGTTCGTCCGTCAGCGTTAGTGCTTGAAGTAACTCGGCATGCGGGGCTAACTCTGTCTCCGGCGATGGCGCTGGCAGACCGGTCTGGCAACGTATATCTGGAAACGCTTGGCAAGTGGGACTTTCGGGCCCCGATCTCTGCCAAGGGTTTCGGTTCGCAGTTGAATATGAACAAGCAAAAGCACCGGCTCAATGCGAAGCGCGGCTGCGACATGCTTCATAACATCTGCAACTATGGATATGCCGATAAGCGGGGCGAGAAGGTCGTGTTCGAACCCTGTCGTTGGCCGACGGTGTACATTCCGGTTCGTGACCACATGCGGATTGACGAGGATAAGTTGACCGCATTGGCCATCCAGAATGCTCCGTCTGAGTTGGTAGAGACTTACCGGCGCAAGCTGCGCGACAGCATGCTTCGGGAGTTCGGCAACAAGACGTACATCAACGTTGCTGCGCTCACCGAAGAGTCGGCTAAGGACGTCACCAAGGCGGTCAAGCACGACGCTGCGATTGAAGATTTCTCGCCTGTGTTAGGCGATATGGATCGAAATCCTTTCGGTTCGGTCAGCGACATGACTGTGTCGTTGCCGAATCCTGCCGGCAAGATTCTGGCTCGGCACGGACTGGAGACGGCGGAAGGAATGCCCCAGTGGATTCTTGACGACATTCTGCGCGGAATGTACGCCGAGGTAGGCGATATTAAGCCCACCGAAAGCGAGATGTGTGATGCGCTATTGTCGCCAGATCAACCGCTGGAGATAACGATTGATATCAAGACGGCGATCGAACAGATGCCGTCGGCGGCCGCAACTTATTTGCGGTTTCACGCGCCAAAGAGGGCGCAGCGGGAAGCGCTTGATGAGGAGCTATTTACAGCCGCGCTAAATCCGGCTACACCTTTAGTGTTGAGTCGCCTCAGCGCTATTCAGGTGAACCGGGCGCAGGAGTGGCAGAACACGCCGTTCCCGTATCGCGGTGAGTTGTTAGCGCCGGTCGAGTTCGTCCCGAAGAAACACAAGCAAAGTGTTTCAACAGAGAGTGCTGCAGTAACTGTCTGACATGCGCTATTTCATCAAGCCTGAAGATTCGGCGTTAGCGTGGTTGTTAAACATCGACGCGGCGCCGAGTACGTTGCCGTTCTTCCCGGACGATAACGGAACGGGTTTGGTAGTTGCGCAGCTCATCTCCGGTAAAATTCTCGCAGAAGTTTTACCGACGGAAGAGCACGTTCGGCTGGTTTGCGGTAGTGGGGTTCCGCTGGGTCGACTGTATTTTCATGTTCCAAAAACGCGGTTGTATTCAGTGTGCCCCGAGTTAAGTTCGGAATCTTTCGGGGGCAACGTTTAGGCTTCGGCCACTCGTTGCCCCCTTTTTTTAGCTATTGGAGCTTTTATGTCCGACTACCGAGACCCGTCAAGCGAGCGGATGGAAAATGGCCGTACAATGCTCGACGTTATACGCGGCAGCAAGGGCCTCAAAGGCGTGATCGTTGCGCCTGCTACGCCCGGAGGCATCCCAGTTAATTTCAACCCACACGACCGGACCAAGATCAAAATTAATGTCGTCGATCCCAACGGCGCAAATGTGGGCGGATTAACACTCGATCAAATGACCGGTCCCGCTGTCGAACAAGCTTTATCCAAGGCTCAAGCATCTATACCCGGTAATGATATCAACTCTATTAGGGAGCGCGCCGCCATGGTGTTTGAAGAGCTTGCAAAAATGGAAAAAGCGGGCGTACAGCGAGTGCCAGCTGTTCGCTCAAAGAAGCAAGTTGCGCCGCAGGTTCAGCAGCCCGAAGAAACTGAAGAAGAGCTAGCTGCGCAGTTGATCGCGGAACTAGACCCGCCACCCGCCATGCCGCCGATCGAAAAGATCGACCGCAACTACAGCCCGATGGCAGCATTTGGCTTAAAAAAGCAATCTAATAATCCCGTGCCGACAGCAGCAGCTACGGCGCACAAAGCAGGGCCGCCGCAGAAATTGTTGTATTTTGAAAAAGAAGGCATCGGCACAGTTCCGGCTTTTTTTCACGATGTAATTGTGTCGGTTGCGCAGGTCTCCCCAGACAGCATCGAGGAGAACGGTTTCATCGTATTAATTTACGATCTGCGATTTGAGCAAAACGCGGCCCGCTGGTTTCCGCCGTCAAACGATCCGTATCAGCGTCCGTGGGCGGTGCAAATTAATGACGATCGGCGTTTATACCTTGTCCATACGACGGGATTTCAGTATGTTTATGATAACCGCGAGTACTGTGTTTTACTCGTTGAGCGCGCTGTGCGGGCAAATTACGACGAGGTTTAAATCATGGAAAAGTGTGGAGTGATAAAAGCCGGCGTCACGCCCCCTGAGCACGAGGACGCCCCGCAACCAGCTGAAAAGAAAGCGCAGGTTCAAGCGCTTGATAGTGATTTCCGCAAACGAGCTGCGGACACTGTGCAAACAACGGCCAAATAGCACGAGGCGCCCGTGTCGCTGCAACCATCTGCTTCTATGGGGTACAACTCGCTCGGTCGCGGCGTACAAGCCGACGAGCGGTTTCCTGATCCGTTCTGTGACGTAGCTAGTCTGTCGATGCCGGAGAGCATCCAGACCGCGCTGCGCTGGACGGAATACATTATGAACGCGAATGGCCCGTATCGGCAGGCCATCGATCGCGTGGTGTCTTATTTTATTACAGACGTTGAAATTCAAGACGTCGGTGAAAACAAAACCGGGCGTGAAGAGAAAGAGAAGTACGAAACATTTCTTTCGGACACGCTCAGCATTAAAAATGTACTGCACTCTGTAGGCATGGATTACATGACCTACGGCAACTCTTTTACAAGTCTGCTTGTGCCGTTTCGGCGCTATCTGTTCTGCCCAAAATGCGGACTTGAAATGCCGCTTGATCGGGTCGTGAATTCAGACCAGTGCGCGTTCTCGTGGCAGAATTTCCAGTTTCACGCTAGCTGCCCAAAATGCAAATACGTCGGGCCGTGGAAACATATCGACCGGCGTAGTGGTGATACAAGCCATATCACTGTCAAGCGCTGGAGCCCGCACGAAATTGATATCTTGTGGGATCCGTACACGGGCGAGTGCTCGTATGTGTGGAAGATCCCAGAAGATTATCGCACGCTGATCAAACAGGGCCATTTACATCATCTTGAGCGCGCTAGTTGGGAAGTTATTCAGGCGATCAAGAATGGCCAGAACTTGATGTTTGATAAGGGTGTGATTTTCCATCTGAAAGAAGATCCGCTGGCCGGTATGCGTAACCGCGGCTGGGGTATCTCGCGCGTGCTGGCTAACTTCCGCGAAGCGTGGTACTACCAAATTTTGAAGCGATACAACGAAGCTGTTGCGCTGGATTATGTTATCCCGTTTCGCGTGATTACGCCGATGCCCCGTGGCGGCGACTCGCAGTCTTCCGATCCGGTTCACACTATTAATCTGTCGAGCTTTACGGCGCGTGTAAACTCGATGATTCGTGCTCGCCGCACAGACCCGGCGCGATGGAACATTCTTCCGTTCCCCGTGCAGTATCAGGCCCTTGGCGGCGACGCGTCGCAGCTCGCCCCGCGCGACCTGCTTGATCAGGGGCTCGAAACACTGCTGAAGTGCATCGGAATGCCGGTCGAGCTTTTTAACGGCACGCTCACGCTGCAAGCCGCTCCCGCCGCGCTACGCCTTTTTGAAGCGAACTGGAGCCACTTACCGCACAATATGAACTTGTTTCTCAACGAGCTTGTGTCTTCTATTTCGCGCGTTATGTCGTGGGAGCCGGTGAGCGCCAAGCTTATGCGCGTCACGCACGCCGACGACCTCAATCGTCAGATGGCCAAACTCCAGCTCATGCAGGGCCAGCAGATCAGCAAGAGCACCGGGCTGTCGAGTGTTGGTCTGGACTATCGCGACGAGATCAAGCAGATGCTCGAAGAAGAGAAGATCTACGCGGAAGAGCAAGAGCGCATGCAGGCTGAGATGCAGCAGGCGCAGCAGATGAAGGATATGAGTCAGGCGCCCGACATGATGTCAGGTGTCGGCAACACTGGTGCCGGCGCTACGGGTATGCCGCAAGGAGGCGGCGCGCCGGCTCAAGCTCCGGCCGGTGGTATGCCGGGTCAGATGCCGAGTCCGGTCGACCAGTTTCTATCGCAGCGGCAGAACTCGCCGAACGTACCGAGAACGCCTGAAGAGCTGCAGCAGCAGGCGCAGCTTATTGCAAATCAGCTGTTGTCTATGCCTGAGTCTGTAAAGGATTCAGAGCTAATCAAACTCAAGCGCTCCGACTCGACGATGCACGCGCTTGTGACCAGCATCATTGACGACATTCGGCAGCAAGCGCGGTCTCAAGGCGGCGCAATGGTGATGGCGCAACAATTTGGCCAAGGTGCGCCAGCTCAATAACTTATGCGTATTGGTATCTATACACACTACGCCCATTGCGACGAAGCGTACTTTGCTGTGCGGCTTGCAGACTTTTTGCGCACGCAGGGCGTCGAATACACCATCTATTCCGATGCGCCGCCAGCCAAACTCTGCACGCATCACGATCGCATTGTCGTGCACAAAAAGAAATGCCCGTTTACGCACTGGGCTAAAACGTGCCACACGATTATTTATACGCAACCGCCGCGGCTCGATACGCTGAACTTTACACGGCGGTTTGGGATACGCACGATTATCGTTCCCATGTGGCAAGAACTGATGCGCCCGTTTCGCAAGGTCATGCAGCGCGCTGACCACGTGATTGCGATGAATTCGGAGTCGCGCGAGCTGTTTGCCAAGGTCTACAAATTAAAGAATGTCACGTACATTCCGTTTGATGTTGGCCTACCAGCAACGAAAAAAACTAAGCCGGTGAACAGTCGGCAGGTAAAGATATTTTTACCGTGGTTTGACCGCAACGCCCGCTGCGCAAACAGTCAGTTTTTGGGTTTGCTTGGTTATTTGCTGGAACGCATGCCAGACGCGCAACTTACTGTGGCTATTACGTCCTGTCGCTTTGCGCCGTCTGTAGCTAAATTTTTTCAGACGCTGGGGCGCAAGACAAACGGACGCGTGAAACTGGTGCGTAATACTCCGCTTGCCAAACGGCCCGCGATGTACACGGCGCACGATTTGACCCTTTTTCCGGCCGAATGCGACAACTACGGGTTTTGCAGTTTGACGTCTATTAATTGTGGAACGCCGGTGCTTTCATTTGCCCTGTCGCCGCAGCTTGACTTTGTATATCAAGATGCGAATGGCGTGCTCGTAAAGACACGAGTAGACTACGACGAAAATGGCGTTCCTCACGCAGCGCCAGACTATGAACGGTTGATCACTGGCTTGCAAACGCTTATTGCAGAACCAATGCACATCGACAACCTGAATCGCCGGGTGAATTACAACTTATCAACGCGCCGCAAATCGTTTGAGTTAGGCTGGCAAACGCTGCTCAAACTTGTGTGACGGCATATGGAGATGCCATGAAAAAATCTGACAGCCCAGTAGTGCCGTTACGGCAAATACTGGCTTTCGCCGAGCAGCACTATCGAGATTTACGTACAACCGCCGGAATTAGTCTTGTAGAGCACAGCAAACAGGTAGCCCGACAGGCGGAGACAATTGCGCATAAACTGTATCAAGACGTCCGCGCCGATTATCTACCCGACGATACGAAAGACAGTATTGCGGCGATTATTCAGGGCGCACTGCTGCACGATGTTCTAAACATAAGTGCTTGCGCGTTTGAGAACATAGCTGAGATCTCGACGGTACAGGTGGCCGCCATGGTTGCGGACATCAGCCGCGATTTTCGCATGGTCGAGACAAAGCGTGATATGGAGTTTCGTGGTCGCGTCAGCGGCAGTCCGGTAGGCGCGCAAATCATCGTGCTTTCCGACATTATTTGTACCGCTAAAGATTTGCTAGCGCTGGTCGCGGCGAATGGCACCGCGGCCGCGCCAAAAGCAAAGAAGATTCTTACCCAGCTTGACGGCGATCTATTAGCGTTGCGCGCCGCCGAGCGGTTTTATGTGCTTCGCTTGTTCTCTCACGCCGCGCGTAACCTTTTGAGTGACGTCAGCCGGGCAATTAAAGAGTGTCGTCAAAAAGCCAAACTTGACAAAATGGTTGCACAACATACAACCGGGATACGTGCTGCCGCGGCTGAGGCAGAAAAGGCCAAACCCACTCCAGTTAAAAAGAAAAGAGAGGTTCGATATGCCCGAAAGCGAAGTGTTGAATAACATTCTTGCTGATTTTACAGCCAACAAGCCAGAGCTGGTCAGTGATCAGCTGAAGGCGTTCTGCGAGTATGCTGCCGTGTGGCTTGCAACAAATAGTGTCGTTGGTGTTGGTCACACTCAAAGCGGATTAGCGCTGCGCTTTGCCGACGGCCGCGAGTTATTGCTTTTCGCGCCGGCGCCCGAGTTGATCATCCCTGTTCCCGGCGACATCAACATTACTGGCAATCAGACCAAGATAACAAAATCAGCTGGGAGCGATTCGCCTAGTTTTCAAATCACCGGGCGCTAAACGAAAGGAACCTCGTGTTCGTTTGTTTCGAAGGAATCGATGGCGCCGGTAAAACAACGCAGGCGCGCATGTTGTTGCAGCGGTTGCATAAAGAAGGCGTAGCCGCAACGCAGGTAGCAGATCCGGGGACGACGAGTATTGGTACGGCTATTCGGCAAATTCTGCTGCACAACGACGCACCTATTTCTCCGGCAGCCCAGATGCTTTTGTTCTCAGCCGCGCGCGCTGAATTATCGGCGCACATTCGCGAGCTGTTTGCCGCCGGGCATGTTGTTATCTGCGATCGCTGGTTGTTGTCCACGCTCGTGTATCAGGGCGAAATAAATAACATATCCACTGATTTGATTGTCAATATTTTTCGTGAGACGTCGTACATCTGCCCTGACGTGCTCTTTCTTATGGACATCGCGCCTGAAAATGTCCGGCAACGGCGGCCGCCCGGGAGCACAAAACCAGACCGCTACGAGCGCCGCTGTCTGGAAGACCAGCACAGGATGCGGGCGGCTTATAAAACGCACGCAGCGCATCGTCCGCACGCAAGCATTGTGCACCACATCAATGCGGACTCCGCTGTTGACGCTACACACGAAGAAATTTATCGCTTGTTTTCTGCCGTTTCGCGTAAGACTGTCTCACACACATGAAAGGATTCATATGGAGTTGCTAGTTTTGTCGCCTGAAGTTGTGCAGAAAAAAGCTGACCGCGAAAAATTTGTTCGCATGACGCGGGCGGAAGTAGCGCGCAGAGAAGTAAAACACCAAAAAAAGACGGCAGGCGAAGAGCTGACACACTTGTGTTTAACGTTGCATCAACTCGCGCAAAAGTACGTGCCGCGCTCGGTGCAGACGTTTCGTGACTTTGATTCTCTGACGCGAGCTACGAAGGCGCTGCAAAAAATGGGCCTCAAACCCGCCTTGGCGGCAGAAGTAGCCGCGCCCGCCGCTGCGGTTGAAACATCAGTGGTATTAAACTCGCCAGAATATCGTCGGTTACAAAATCGGTTTGTGGCCGCTCTTGCCACAATCGCCGACATGCCCGAAAAAAATACGCCGCCGGGGCACCCTGAATATCAAAAAGGTGTGCGCGAAGGCTACCGCCGCGCGAGCGATATTGCTATCTTATTTCTAGAAGATCTCCAGATCGGAGTTAGGAAATGACAGCACAAGTACACCGCATTCTTGCCGAATTATCGGATCTGAACCCCGAAGCCGTATTGTTTGACAATATGGACGTCGCGCTTATTGGTGTTGGGTACATCGCCGACAAAGAACCGGTTGCTGTGTACAGTCGCGCAAAAATGTATGCCAAACTTTTATCGGATGGTTTTTCTCGCGAAGATGCCGACGAATATTACGCCGGCAAATTTGTGGCCGTTCGCGCTGGTGATTTGACGCCTGTAATTGTTGATGATCTTCAGGAGGAATAATTTCGTGGCCACAGTTGTTGTTAACAACCCCGATCACATAGAATTTAGAAACGTAAACGCGGCCAAATCGCAAGAAGACACGCCGACCGCGCGGTTTCAAGCTGGCGAATGGGACGCTGAAAACTACACCGAAGCAGGAATTGTTATCGATGTTTTTGGCGCACAGCTACCTCTTTTATCGCCTGTCGATGCCCGCAAACTAGCCAAATGGTTGGTGCGCGCGGCAGATGATCTCGAAGGCGTAAAGCACGAGAAAAAACGCAAGCACCGCCAGCGGCCAGAAGAAGACGACGACCCTTACTGACGCAGGTGCACAATGTCGAATAAACGTATTTCAGCGTTACCTGAAAAACAAACACCAACGCTGAACGACATCGTCCCGATTGTTGATACGCAAAACCCGAACAATCTGGCGACAAAGCGCACAACGATTGGGGCCATTCTCGGTTTGACAGACGGCGGTGGCGGGGGCGGAGCTGGCGCCACAGGGCCGACTGGCCCGCGCGGCGCTACAGGCCCGCAAGGCCCTGCTGGCGACACGGGCGCTACTGGTCCTCAAGGCGAGCCCGGCGCACAGGGCGCTGCTGGCGCACAGGGGGCAACGGGACCGCAAGGACCTGCTGGAGACGCCGGCGCGACTGGTGCGCAAGGACTTGTTGGCGCCACCGGCCCGCAAGGTCCTGCCGGTTCCGGTGTGACGATTGAAGGTACGGCGCTTACGTGGCCGCCAGCGCAAAATCCAGATGTAGGTGATATGTGGCTGATCGCCGATCCGGCGCCAAACGACGCGCCAGTCGGCACGTTACCCGGCGACGGCGTTGTTTGGACAGGCACAAGTTGGGTCAACGTCGGCCCGATTCGCGGACCGCAGGGCAGCACAGGTCCGGCCGGCGTAGAAGGTGCGACTGGGCCACAAGGCCCCGCGGGTCCAGCGGGGAACGACGGGCAAACAGGGGCGATTGGTGCAACTGGCGCACAAGGCCCGACCGGCCCGCAAGGTCCTGCCGGTGAAAACGCCACCGGCGTAGTTGTTGCCGCGACAAAAACATTAACCGTATCTAACACGATGACTTTTTCGGCCGCCGATGATGCCCCAATTAATTTTGGTGGCGGCGGTACCGTTATTTACAACAACTCTATTATCGACGGCGGCGCTTACTAACAGGTACTCACATGGCAAACATTATTAAGCACAAGCGCAGCGGCGACGCCGGCGCCGTACCGACAGCCGCCGACCTCGCCCTCGGCGAATTAGCTATCAATACCGCCGACGGGCGGCTGTTTACGAAAAAAGCTGACGGTTCCGTCGTTGACCTTACGACGTCCGGCGGCGTCGACGGCGGCGAAGTACAGTATGACCAGCTGCGCCAAGGATTGATGGCGTTCTGGATGTTTGACCGAAACAGCATGCGTGTCGATGACGTGTCTGGCGGCAATGTCACGCTGTATGAAGGAGTTTCGGAGCAGACAGTGTCGGGTTTCGACGGCGCACTGCGGCTGGCAAAGCGTAATTTCTATTACGCAAATAACGCTTTTGTCGGACATAAGACTTTAGCGATGTGGGTCAAAGTCGATACGCGCTTTAAGGGCGCATATAACGGTGGCGTTACATACGGCCCCGGCGATATGGTTTCGCTCAACGGGCAGCTGTGGCGGATGCACACGTTTATTGGCGCCGCTGGCTACGTACCCTCGCCGGGGTACTGGACGCTACTTGGCGCCACAGCGGCGGAATATCCGCTTGTAAATATCGCCGGCTTCGGCGCAGCTGATCAGGCCCGTATTTATTTTGCGCCCGACGGCAAGCTCACGTGGTTACCGAAAGTTGGGACTGCAAACACAACAGTTGCCACCGCCACCGAGTTACCATATGCCCAGTGGCGCCACATTGTCTTTGTACACGACACGACGCAAAACTATCTGCGCATTTATGAAAACGGCGTTCAAACCGCTGCCGTGCTCGTTAGCGGCGCTGGCCCGACGAACGCCACAGCCAAGTTTATGCTCGGACGCACGAACGTTGTGTCAGCGGATATCGACTGCCTTGGTGTCTGGAATCGCGCGCTGACACCAGCCGAAGTTCAAACGCTGTACGGCGGCGGCGAGAACACGTACACGATTTCGGCGCCTCCGCAACCGTCTATTAACTACGAGGCGTTTGTCACGTTGAACGTAACCGGCGCAATTAACACAATTACTGCTTCTATTGTCGGTAACACAAATACGCTGTATCCGACATTCAACGCGGCAATCCGCGACTACGGCATTCTGACGACGTCTGTGGCGGCTGGCTCATCTGTCACCTACACAGTGACGGTTAACGGCGTCGCTTATCCGGGTGTTAGCTCGGTCGGGAAGCTTATTCGCGTAACAAACGGCACAGACGATTACTATGTCCGCCTGCTCCCGTCCGATATGCCGCTCGGCACGATTACAACACAGCCGCAAGCCGGCTACGTGCCCGGCTACTACATCACGACAAGCCGCCGTGACATTAATGTCAACAACTACAATATCGTGTACGACGAAAACGGCGTACCGGTGTGGTACGTACAGAACGCCGGCACGCCGCACTTAGCGCAGCACGGCAACGACCGGAACAAGATCGGCGTCAGCCGTAACGGCACAGGTACGCGCTTCTCGATGACGATCACCGAAGACTCTATTGACACTAAAGAATTCAGCTTTTTGCCAGCTATTCGAAACGGCAATAGCTACCAATACAACTTTGGCAATCACGAGTTTTTAGAAATCAAGAGCCCGCCGCAACAGCGTGGCAATATTCTTTACAACACGTTCGTCACGCAGCCAACCGCCGGCTCACAAGCCCTGACCGACAAAGCGTACGGCGTCTATGTCCAAGAGCAGACCCCGCAAAACACGATCGGCTGGGAGTGGTGGACGAGCGACAGGTTTGACCAGACAACGCTGGCGCGGAACGCGTCGTTCTTCCACATGAACTCGGTGGATATCCACCCGGTTACAGGCGACATGCTGTTCAGCTGCCGGCAGTGCTCAGCTATTGTTTGCGTTGAGCGCGCGACTAAAAACGTCAAGTGGGTGATTCAGGGTGCGTCACAACCGTGGGGCGGTATTCAGCAGACGGCAAACCAGTACACGTTGGATAACGCCAAATGGCTGACCCTTGAAGGCGAGCCGGAACTAGAGGGTTACCAGTATCTTGGCCCTGAAGGCCAGCATCATGCGCGCTGGGCTGTTAATGTAAATCCGCTTACGCCGGGCAACGAAGTTGTTGCAATATTTGACAATCAAGCGGGGTTTTTTGCCGGCAGCACTAATTCGCCCAAAACGGTGACGGCACTTGCGCAGGACGGCAATCTTGTCACGGGTACCGCAACGGCGCACGGTTTTGTAAACGGCTCGTATGTGAAGGTAACCGGGGCAAACGAGGCTGTGTTCAATGGTGTATTTTCTGTCGCCGTTGTAAACGCAAACACGTTTACCTATAACGTCGCGACAACGGGTACGGTTACGGCTACGGGTACAATCACGGCAACGCGTGCTTTAACGTACTGGCCAAATAGCGAAAACTCGCCTGCTGCCCGTGGCGTTATTTACGAAATTGACCTGACTAACGAGCACGCAATTCACCGTTCTAGTGCTTTTGCCCCCAACGGCACGTCCGGCTACCTCGGCAGCTATCAAATCATGCTGCACGATAACGGCTCATTTAGCCACGTGTTAAATTTCACGCAGCAACACCCGCCGCTTGTCGAATACGGTGACGCCGGCGACGGCGCTTCTCCCACGGGCGTCATTTTTGCGGTAGACTTTCCCGGCGATCTCTATAGGATCACGAAAGTCTCTAAAGACTATTTCGACATTGATTACCTGCGTGCCACCGCTGGTTTGCCCATAACAGTCGTATCCTAACTCAGTAGCACATCATGCCATCAAATATTCAATTTAAGCGCGGTACTGCTGCGGCTCTGTACGCTCTCAACCCCGTTCTGCTCCGCGGCGAGCCGGGTCTTGAGATTGACACAAATAAGGTGAAGTACGGCAACGGTGTAACTCCGTGGCGCGACCTACCATATTCGAATCCCGCGCTGGAAGTTGTTGACGGCGGTGAGTTCACTGCCGGCGCTGTTCCGGCCGTACCCGGTACGTTCAGTCCGCCTACGTTACCCGGCCTGAAACTGTGGCTTGACGCCGACAATGTTGACTACGTGCATCGCGTTGCCAACCGCGTGTCGCTGTGGGAGGACGCTTCCGACTCTGACGCAAAGTTCGTGCAGTCGAATAAAGCAAACCGACCGACTGTTGCCAATCAACTTGCAAATCAAGATGTCGTGACGTTCGACGGTGAGAACGACGCGATGATCGGCAAGCTGGACCTGCCCGAGGAGTTTACACTGCTCGTTGCTCTACGCCGACGGGGCGCGAGTGCCGACGGTAAAGTTATTGCGGCATATACGGCTAACAACAACACAGAGCTTGTGTTGTGCGGTACAGAAACAGGCGGAGAGTTTGGCGTATTTTTTGACGGTGAATATAGCGCAACACAGGCAGTCGATAATCTTGTACCGGTTGTCTACACATTGCAGTTTAGTCTGGCCGGTTTGTCTACGCGGTTAAATGGTTTAAACACGGTGTCAGTCGAGGGGTTTACCGTCCCGCCGATGACGCACCTTTCGCTCGGCGGCTCGCGCAGCGACTTTGCCGATGACAACTACAGCGGCGACATTGCAGAGATTGTCTTGTACGACAGCGTCTTGTCCGCGGCCGATTTGTTGGACGCGGAAAATTACATGATGGAGCGCTGGTCTGTTGTAAGCGCTGTGCATCCGCTGTGTGAGGGCATGAAAGCGTTCTGGCCGTTGAACGAAGAAACCGGCGCTCGTTTAGATATCACCGCCGCCGAAGTACCGCTGACCCCGACCGGCACCGTTGGTTTTGACTCGGGTGTCATTGAAAACGCCGCGGAGTTTACTGGCGGAAACAACTACCTACAGGCGCCCAGCGATTTTGCGCTCGACGGTTCGTTCGCTATCTCGGCGTGGTTTAAAGCAGCGTCCATGGCTGGGGGCCGGTCTGTGCTCGTGCAGAACTGGGCAGCCGGCAACGCTTCTGGGCAGGTCGAACTTGGCTTCGGCGACGACGGGTCTGACACCAACGCCGTGTTTGGTCGTATTGCCACAGACGACGATATTTACACCGTTGTCGTGCCGGATCTAGAAGCCAACCTCTGGCATCACGTTGTGCTGGTATACAGCGCCACCGCCAACACGCTTACGTTGTATCTCAACGGTTCACAGGCCGCGCAGGTCGCCACGCTCGGGTCGTTCAGTGCGGGAAACATTCCGCTGCGCGTCGGTATTGGCGACCAGACGGCGACGCAGAACGACCTCGCGTGTGTGGTAGATCAGCTTGGTATCTGGGATCGCGTCTTGTCGTTGCAGGACGTCCAGATGCTCTACAACTACGAACTCGGCAAGGAAGACTTCACGGCTGACGTATACGGCGACAACGTTTCACTCTTGCTCCATATGGACAAACCCGCGAACGCAGGGGTCGGCACTGATGGCGGTAACGGTGACCCGTATTTCAACGACGTGTCGCTGCTTCTTCACATGGACGGCGCGAACGGTAGTACTACGTTCACCGACAGCAGCGCGAACGCGGTGACTGTAACCGCAAACGGTAGTGCTGCTATTTCAACCGCACAGAGCAAGTTCGGCGGCTCTTCGTTGTCTTTGGGCAACGGCTATCTGGATAGTGGAGATTTTTCGGACTTCGAGGACATGTCCGAAGGGGATTGGACGCTTGAAGCGTGGGTTTGGCGTCCGTCATCCGTTGGCGACGCTACGGTCTTGAATCTTTCTAATACCATTAATGTTCCTTACGGATTGCATTTATGGATCGGATCTGACGACGCCTTGAGGTGGGACGAAGGGACACAGCAATGCGCCATAGGCGGCGTGGTTCCGCGAGAGCAGTGGGTTCATATCGCGGCGGCAAGAGCGAACGGCACCGTCACGATTTATGTGGACGGCACGAGCGTCGGCTCTTCCGCCATCGCGCCCTTGGCTGGCCCGTACCGATTGCTGATCGGGGCCATGCAACCCAACAACATCGGTTTCACATCCGAAATGTACATCGACGACCTGCGCATCACGAAGGGAGTCGCGCGCTACACGGCCAACTTCACGCCGCCCACAGCAGAGTTTCCCAATCAAGCCGGCCAGTCGCTCCTCGACCCCGACTTCGACAAGGTCTCGCTGCTCCTCAAAATGGACGGCGCAAACGGTAGCACCAATATTGTTGACTCTTCTCCTCTAGCTGGATCGGCTACGGCTGAAGGAACGGTTCAAATCAGTACTGCGCAGAGTAAGTTCGGCGGCGCAAGCCTCAAATGCCCCGACACGGACACAGACTATCTTGACGGTTTCCCGGGCGTAGATCTCTCTAGCGGCAGTTGGACTGTAGAGTGCTGGTTTTTAAGCGCCGGCCCGAGCGTTGTAAATAACCAACAAGTTCTCGGCGCTGGTTCTCAAAATTTTCCAAATCGCTGGATTATGGACGTCGCAGTCGCAGATAATTCTATTTATATGCGAGCGCTGGGCGCGGGAAATACGCCGTCCGCAGATTCGTTTCCGAGTACGCCGACGCCATATACATATGGTTCTTGGGCGCATCTTGCGTGGGTCAACAACGCAGACGCAAACGAATTTAAGATGTATGTAAACGGCGTGCAGGTGTATTCGGGCACGGCTTTTAACTTGCCCAAATACGCCACAGTACAAGTGGGTCAACAGGCCGCTGATTTTGGTCCGCAAGAATTTTATATCGACGAACTGCGCATCACGCAGGGACTTGCGCGTTATACGGCTGCCTTCACGCCGCCCACAGCCTCGTTTCCGCTCGGCTACACCAAGGTCGTCACGATGCCGACGGTTGAGACGGCGCTGCTTCTGCATTTCGACGGCGCTTCGTTCGTAGACAGCGGCGAGAACGGGCTGACTGTTACAGCGAATGGCGCGACGCTTTCTACAACAGAGAGCAAGTTTGGCGGGTCGAGCGGGTATTTCAACGGCAGTGGCTCTTGGTTGTCTATCCCGGACTCCTCCTTGTGGGACTTTGTGAACGCCGGTGACTTCACTATAGAAATGTGGTTGAATTTTACAGATACCGAACAGCCTACCAGCATATGTGGTCAGTCTGGCGGCGGCGGGGGCAACCCGAAATGGGGTTTGTATTGGAACGCACCAGTGATTCCGGGCAGCGCTCTTGGCTTTCATCTGGGCTCGGCTGGAGATATAGTTTTTGGTCAGTGGAGTCCCGTTGCTGGGGACTGGTATCATTTGGCTCTCTGCCGTTCCGGCGACGATTGGTACGCCTTCTCCAATGGCACACTAATCGGCACAGTGAACGACAGCGCACGGCCGGCGTTGGTGAGTTCTGATCTCAGAATAGGGGCGGATGGCGAGAACTACAGGACTTTTAACGGCTACATCGACGAACTCCGCATCACGAAGGGCGCGGCCCTCTACACCGCCAACTTCATGCCGCCCACCCTGCCGTTCCCGAACCCGCCAGCCGGTCCCGCGCTGCTGCTCCACTTTGATGGCGCAAATGGCAGCACGACGTTCACGGACAGCGGCAAGAACGGGCTGACTGTGACGGCGAACGGTGACGCCGCCATATCCACGGCACAAAGCAAGTTTGGCGGCTCGTCGTTGTTTATGTCGCGCAGCGGGGGTGGATATCTTTCAATACCTTATTCTTCTGCGCTTGATTTCGGAACCGGCGACTTCACTGCAGAGTGGTGGATGCGTCTTTCCAACACCAGCGACACCTCTATATTTGGCGGCGCAACACAATGTGGCACGTGGAGCGTGAATTGCGCCACAGAGGTTCGTATGGGTGTCGGCTGCACCGGCTGGGATCTTTCTAGCAGCGGCTGGGTCTGCCCGGTTGAGCAGTGGGTGCACGTAGCAGTAGCCCGCCACAGCGGAACGCTGCGGTTTTTCGCGGACGGAGCGGAAATCGCCAGCGCGCCCAATTCTGTTTCGTACGTACTAAACCCCACAGACATGTTAACTATTGGAACGTCACAAGCACCATACACCGTAGAAGGCTATATCGACGACGTCCGTATCGTCAAAGGAGCGGCCGTTTATACAGCTAACTTCACGCCGCCGACGGAGCCCTTTGCGACAACGTCTACGCCCGCCCCGGATCTTCTACTGCACTTTGACGGCGCAAACGGCAGCACGACGTTTACGGACAGCGGCAAAAATCAGTTGGCCGTGACTCGCGCCGGCAACGCGGCCATATCCACGGCGCAGAGCAGGTTCGGCGGGGCGAGCGCATACTTTGACGCCGCGTCTGCACTCACGATAGCGCCAACTGCGGCAATAGACTTAAGCAGCGGTGACTGGACTGTGGAAACGTGGTGGCGACCAGAGAGCGACAGCAGTGGCGTCGGCGACGGTTCGCATACTTTGATCACGGTCGGCGAAAGCGCCGCTGCAGCACAAGTGCGTATTAGTGCGTATGCTGGTGTGAGCGCGTTCAGGCTGTTGTGTAGTACCGGGGCTGGTTGGCTGGACACTACCTTGGCAGGAACATACGCGCCGGCGCAGTGGCACCATGTGGCGGCGACCCGAGCTGGAGATAATTTCCGTCTTTTTATCGACGGCCTTCAAGTTTTGTCATTTACATACGCGGGTAGTTTGCTTACCAACCCCGGCCCAACATACATCGGAGCGGATGCGAACTTAGCTTCCGCTGCAAGTTTTTCCAAAGGCCACATCGACGAACTCCGCATCATAAAAGGCACAGCGCTGTACACGGAAAACTTCAATCCGCCAGCGGCGCCGTTCTTAAACCCCACGATCACGCTCGTTCCTCCGCCCGGAGTCGATCCGTACTTCAACAACGTTTCGATGCTGCTCCACATGGACGGCGAGAATAACGGCACGACCTTTGTCGATTCGTCGCCGAACGCATTGGCCGTCGTCGCCACCGGGGACGCGGTTGTTTCTACCGGGGAGATCAAGTTCGGCAGCGCGAGCGGGTACTTTAACGGCGGTTCTAATTCGTTCTTGACCGCCCCCGCATCTGCGAACTTCGCCTACGGCACAGAGGATTTCACCATCGAGTGCTGGGTCAATAGCGCGGATTTAAGCAGTTGGCACGTTATCTATGGCCAATCAACATCGGGCAACAATTATTGCGTTCTTGGAACCGAAAACGGACTAGTCCAGTTTATTTTTAACTACTCAAATCCCGGCGCGTATGTCTACGGCGGCTCGATAACGGCCGACACGTGGCACCATATTGCGGTATGCCGCAAGGAGGGGATGGCCACTGTTTACGTTGACGGCGTTGGTGGCGTGCCGGCGGCATGCACTTTTGATTTCGCCAACACTACGTTCACGCCGCAGGTCGGGAGTTACGGCCACAGCCCGTCGTACAACTTCGACGGCTATATCGACGAACTGCGGGTTACCAAGGGTGTCGCGCGCTACACTGATAACTTTACGCCCCCCACGGCGGCCTTTCCAGATGCCGCAGGCGGCGGTGGTGGCGGAACTGGGCCGATCACGACGTTCATCGACACGTCCAAGCACAACCACGAGGTCGCGGCGACGGGCAGCGCCTACCTGAATCTTGAAGATATCAAGTACGGCAACGCAAGCGGCGAGTTTGCGGGCGGACACTGCGAGATCGCGATGTCACCCGAGTTCGCCTTTGACGACGGCGACTTTACCGTCGAGTTCTGGGGCAAGCTGAGTTATGTTCAGTACTCTGCAGTGTTCTCCACGGCGTCGACAGCAGAGGAAGCCGGCACGTACCTGATCGGTTTCAGCGACGACACGAACATGTTTGGCTTCTGCTACGACATGGATAATTTCACATTCGTGTCGGCCAACATCGCCGAGTACTACAACACGTGGGCGCACTACGCGTTCGTGCGGCTCGACGGCGTTCTGAAGATGTACATCAACGGCGCCGAAGTTGCGACCGCGAATACAAATATCAATCTGGACGGCGGCACGCAGACAACCGCCGTGATTGGCCGGCGCTGGACGAACGAAGACGACTACTACCTCGACGGCCTGATCGACGACTTCAGGATTACGAAGGGTGTGGCGCGTTACATCGCCGAGTTCAATCCGCCGACCAAGGCGCTTCCTGATCCGGTCATCCCGCCGGCTACGCAACCAACGGGCGACCCTTACGCCGAGAATGTCACGCTGCTGCTTCATATGGACGGCGCAAACGGCAGCGCTGTATTTACAGACAACTCGTACCTGCAGAATACCGTGACCGACTACGGCAACGCTGCCATCAGCACAGCGCAGAGCAAGTTCGGCGGGGCGAGCGTTTTGCTGCAATCGGACGACTGCCTGACGGTAGACGGCGACTTTGACCTAGAGAGCGCGGACTACACAGTTGAGTGGTGGATGAGATTTACCTCTACGGAGCCAAATGATCGCTACGTTTGTTTTGAAAACAACTCTGGGGAAACTTGGGGGCTGATCAATAATAATTCAACCCTTGACTGGAACTATTTCGGTTCATCGTCGCCGTTCAGCGTGACATTCCCGGCTCTTGGTTATTGGAATCACTATGCAATTACCAAGATCGGTAGCACGCGCACTTTTTACATAGATGGCGTCTCGCAAGGTACGACGACATCTGCGGTGATACCAACAGGAGCATCGCGTATTAGTATTGGTGCGTCTACCATCAACTATCAGCTTGCGGAAACCGATTGCTACATCGACGACCTCCGCATTACAAAGGGCGTCGCCCGCTATACAGCAAACTTCACGCCGCCCACGGTTCCGTTCCCGAATCCGTTTGTTCCCGGCCCGACCGCTGACCTGCTCCTCCATTTTGACGGAGCTGATGGAAGTACGACGTTTACGGATTCGTCTACTAATGCGTTGACGGTGACCGCTAACGGCAATGCTCAAATCAGCACCGCACAGAGCAAGTTCGGCGGCGCGAGTCTCGCACTAGCCGGCGCCGGCACTTTGGTGGTTGCAAGTTCAAATGATTTTGCGTTTGGGTCCGACGACTTTACCGTCGAGGTCTGGGTGTTTTTGAATAGCACGGCCGGACCTCAGCACATCATGGAATGGCGAAATTATGATGAAAACAATTCGCCCGCGTGGTACATTTCTGACGGGAATGTCCGTTGGTACGTTAATGCGGCTGATCGCATTTCTGCGTCTGCAAATATTACGGCGAATCAGTGGCATCACCTCGCCGTTTGTAGAAGCGGCGGTATCACAAAATTGTTTATTGACGGCGTTCAAAGCGGCAGTGACTTTATAGACAGCACCAATTATCAGGTAAACCCAACTAACAGGCCACTCATCGGTGGATATTCGCCGTCCACAGCGGTGTTGAATGGCTATATCGACGAACTGCGTGTCATTAAAAGCACAGCTGTCTACACAAGCAACTTCACCCCGCCGACTGCTCCTTTCCGCGCAACAGCCGACGTCACACCGACCGACGTCACCGGCTGCGATCTGTGGCTCGACTCGACGGGCGATATTGGCGAGGTTAACGGCACGATTGTTACGTGGGCTGACAAGAGCGGAAACGGCCGTACGGCGACTCCGGCTGACTATGCGCCGGCTCCGTTTGTGGCGGTCGGCGAGGGGCCAAACGGACAGGACGTCGTGCGCTTCAGCGGCGACCCGAACGTGCTGGACGTGGGTTATCAATTTAACTTGAAGAACTCCAGCGGGTTTATGGTGTTCAAGCAAGCCAACAACGACCACGCCTACGCGCGAATTTTGAGTTTTCAGCCTGACAGCGGACTAGATTACAACTCGCTCGACGGCGCTACGATCAACGTCAATGCTCCGTCCGATCGGTTGACGTTCTACAACGCCTCTTGCACCGGTAATTACGGCAATGACGAGTGCGGCGCGTATCCGACAACACTTCCGCTAGACTGGACGCTGTTGAGCTACACCGTTAACGCTGACGGACTGCTGAAACTCCGGGTCAACGGCGAAGAAGTTTCTACGACGCTGTATGCGGACATGGCAGCTAAACAGGGCGGAGACCTGTTTATTGGTCACGGCGGTTCGCTCGCGGCAAACGAATCGCTGATCGGCGATATCGCGGAAATAGTTATCTTTGACCACGCGCTGGGCGAAGCCGCGCTGATTGCGTTAGAGCGTGGTTTGATCAATCGCTGCTTGCCGCCGCCGCCATTCAACACAGTGCTGCTTCTTCACATGGACGGCGCGAACGGTAGTACTACGTTCACCGACAGCAGCGCGAACACGCACGCGGTAACGTCAAACGGCAACGCAGCCATCAGCACGACGGAAAGCAAGTTTGACGGAGCAAGCGGCGATTTCACGGGTTACGGCGACAACGTTCAAGTGACACCGACAGATCCTGAGATGTTCGCGTATGGTACGGGAGATTTTACAATCGAGGGTTGGATTTATCCTACTGCTCCAGACCCGGGCACCACAATTTACAGCCAAGTCGAAAGCGGTTTTAACTATCTGGCATTGCAAATCTCTGAAGGCAATCTGTTTCTCGATCACGGCTCAGCAAATCCCGGCACATATGTGTGGGGACCGGCCGTGTCGAATAATACTTGGCAGCACTTTGCGCTGTGTCGGCACAACGGCGTCATGCGGTTGTATCTGGACGGTGTTGGCGGGGACCCGGTAAATAGCGCTTTTGATTTCAACAATCTCACATACTTGCCGACGATCGGCGGTTACGCGCACACGGCCCAGTACGGGTTTAACGGCTACATTGATGAACTGCGCATCACGAAGGGCGCGGCACTTTACACCGGCAACTTCACACCCCCGACAGCACCCTTTAACACGTAATAAAACATGATAGAAATAAGAATTAAAAGAGGAACGGCAAGTTATCTTGCTGATCAAAACGAAGTTCTTGCGGCGGGCGAACCGTGTCTTGAGATCGACACGGGCAAGATCAAGTATGGCGACGGTATCACTCCGTGGAACCAACTGGCCTACTCCGCGACCGGCGCCGAACTCCCCGGCACCAATAACGAGGTCACCGGCACAGACGGTTTTGCCGGTGGCGGCGCGAACAACACCGTTAGCGCCCTAAATGCCGCCACGCTAGGCGGCGGCAATAATACGGCGTCTGGCGCGAAGTCAGCGGTTGTGGG